GCAATAAGTTTCTTATTTAGATCAGAGATTTCGGAGTCATGCCAAGCGATAGAACCCTCTTTAGATTTTTCTTTAGGCGGATTTCCACCTGTACCAGATTGAGAGGCGCGATTTGCTGCTTTAGTCATACTAGATAAGTTTCGACCTGCCGCCTCTGCCGCCGCCGAGACATTGATCAAATTCTGTAACCATTCATCACTCTTCTTTACTAAAATCGCGTTATATTGTATTGCATCTTGATACTTTGCCAACATCGGGCTTATTGCCTCTCCTAAAGCTTTTGCGTCTGTAGTCGCAACTGTGTGTACATTCATCCCAGAACCAACAGTTTCGTAAGTTGTGAATTTGGCTTTCAAACGGTCGTATTCATCTACGAAGTCTTTGTACTGTTTTGCTAATTGTGCCTTTTGTTCATCACCTGCTGAAGATACGTCTAATTTTAGCACTTTATCTATGTCTATCCCCGAAACATCCACACCGTCAAGCCCTATAGCAGCCTTTACCATCGCCCGTACCGCATTATTACTCCTTCGCTTGTATTGCCCTACGATTTCCTCTTGGTCTTTCAACGTCTTGTCTAATAGCTCCCTAGCTGCTTTCTTTTGTTCTTCCGTTGAGTCCTTGTCTTTTAAGATAGTTATTTGCTCCTGTAATATTGCTTGGTTCTTTGCGTCGAAATAAGAAAATGACATTTTAGTATTTCCTAATTGATCCATCGCGTTGTATGCTTCCCGCGCTAGCCGTATAGTTTCGGATAATCCGTTCATGAACGGTGTCCAGTCTCCACTACCGATAGAGTAAAAAAATTGATCCACACCACCTTTTAAGCCATCCATAGTACGGGCGTATTCATCCCCTAGCGTCTGACTGCTATTCATTACTTTATTGAACCCTTCCGAAGCAGTTACAGCAATACTGAGAACTCCGGCAAACTTCATAACTCCCGATACTGCAACGCCGGACATTTTAGCGATGTCGCTTTGAAACCCGTTTACATTCTTCTTCGACTTATTTAGATTCGCGTCAAAGTCATTTGTTTTAAGCAATAATCTTGTTACTATATCAGACATCTTTATTCGTGTTTAATTGTGATTCTAATGCTTTCGCTTTAGCTCTAAGCCGTTTCATCTCCTCGTTAGTTACGCTAGTATCTTTCTTCTCTTCTTCATCCCACGGGAAGCGGAGTATGTCGGTTTGCTTTAGCGTCTTTGTGCTATTCGATTGTGCTATGATGTAACCTAGCAATCTAGTTTGCTCCCATGACTCGCGATTGCGTCGATTCAATCCGTCTAGAAACGATTCGACCTCGATAAAGCTCATTTTATCGAGGAAGTAATCAGGAGCGATACCGCCCTCTCCGACAACACGCGAATAGAGTTCGCGGATACTTACTGCTTTTTCTTCCGCGTCGTCACCTTCTTTTTTTTTACGTCATTTCCTGCCGATTGCGAACGTAGTTTGATCTCATCCAAAAGAAGTGTTTTAAACTGATTGAATAATGTCAGATCGCTTTCGCACGAATCTATAAACTCGTCAAATTCCATTGTGAACGATTCGTTATTTGCAAGTAGGAACGAATAAAACAAAAGAAATTCGTCTATCATTTTACCGAATTGGAACGGATAGCCGGATAGATTTTCAAAGATAAAAAATGCTCGAAGCGAGTATTTTAAGACGAAGTCCTTTCCGTTAATTGATATTGTTTTCATTGAATAATAATTTTAGAGCGGCAAAGCGCCGCTCATGATTACTTACTAGTGGGTACGGTAGTTTCTTTTTTAAGCGGTCCCGTACCTTCAAAGGAAATTGAGAAAGTCGCTTTATCTCCATCTGGTGCATTCGCTTCTAATGAAGTAATAACCGCCTTTCCTGTGTAGGAACCGGGAGAAAGCGTCCACCCCGCAGTGGGCATTTCGTTTTCATTCGCATTAGCTATAACGCCAAAATTCAACGTAATAGGTTTATGTTCAATAAACAAGGCAAACAACTTGTCGTAGCTATTCGCGTCAGCGTCAGCACTAAACAAGTTATCACTCGAAGCGTTCCAAGACAGTTTTTTAATGTCCTTTTCCGTCCAAATGCCGGAGTCCTTACTTTGCGTGTCGATAGTTTCAGCCGACAAACCTAATTTGCAGGAAGTCGCCAAAGCTAGCGCCTTAGCCTCTACAAATAACATTAGGTCTTTTCCTAATACTGCTTTTGCTTTACTCATAATTTTAATCGTGTTTTATTTGTTAGTTATTCTGTTTTAAAAGAAAATACGAGACGTTGAATGAAAGTATCTTCAATAAAATCTTCGTCCGCACTCATTAACTTTGCGTCGATCACATCGAAACCGTCGTAGCTTCCTCGCTTGTTCTCTAATGCCTTGCGCACTTCCTCCGCGATAGTAATAGAGTTCAGATAATTGTCGCTAGCAACGGCGATCTCAACCGAAACAGCATCCCCAGTCCCGTAACGATCTTTGGTGTACTCTGGAACTAGAGAACTACGTTTGTAGATTACGAACGGAAAAGATGTTTCCGTTTTGGTTGAGATCGCATAGATTTTATCAGTAACCAACTTTGCCAACTCCGTAGAATCGCTTAGTTTCTTATATACGTGTGCGCCTATTGATAAACTCATTTCTTTTTATTTGCTACTTTTATAATTGAATCAATAATATTCTTCTCTAGTGAGTCCTCCGCTTCTTTCTGCTTCGATTTGACCGCATTAGAAAAGAAGTGAGAAGCATTTATAATACCTCTATTCGCTCCTTTTTTGGTAGCTCGTTCTTTCGTTCCAGATTCAAACCATTTCAGCATATATGCTCGCGATCCTTTCTTTCGTCTGTCGATTAAGTCAACACGTGCGCCGGAGGCATTACGGTAAACAGCTATGTTTATCTCATTCTTTAACGGCTTGAATGTCAAACCATTCTTCGTACTCGAAAGCTCCGCGTCTGTAACAGCAGAAACTAAATTTTCCTGCGCCTGTTTGCGAATGATGAGAATAGACCTTCTTAATGCTGATTTAATCGCTTTCTTTGCTTCATCATCATTCAAGCGATCCAACAACTCGTTTACCTTTTTTGTATCTACCTCGACGCGATACAAATTCCGCCCAGTAGTTTTCATTACTCATTGATTACCTCCGCTTCTATGACCGTTGCCTGCTGCTTCCGATCGTGATTGATAGATAGAATCTTATATTTCTGCCCGTCGTATTCGATCCGCATTTTAGCGTTGACCTCTTTACAAATGCGAATCATTATCGTGTTTACGGTCGTATTATAGATTTCGCCGTTAGCCTCTTTTCGTGCACCAGACTTAAAACGGATATACGCACGCTTATCGAATACTTTCACCCAACTTTCAGACGTACCGCCGAGGCTATCCCGGATTGATTCACTACGATAAAAGCCGATCATTTCGTTTAATAATCCCGCTTGCATTATGTGTATCGCTTTAAAGGTTGCAGTAATAGTTCTACGTGTCCCGGTATTACTTGCGGTGTGGCAAATGTAACCGA